TGCTAAATACGCACTCAAGTTAATTGCTCAAGAAATTAATGATGAACTATAAATTGACAGCAAACTCAATTTAGTGTCAATAATTGGAAATACAAAAATGGAATTATTAATTAAAGTTTGTCCAGATCCTGGGTGTGAAGCTGTGTATCATAATTGCCCGAAAAAGCACACTAAATGCAATGATTGTGGTGGAAATATTATGCAGATTAATCAAGATACTTTTTGGAAGAAATTTTCAAACAACTGGTTTCAGTACGATTTTTTAACTAGTGAGTATTATCGCCCACAAAAAGAAGTGAAGCAGTTGTCATTAGATCTCGCATAACATCTGAATAGACGCATCTATTATACACAAACTCTTTTGATAATCAAAAAACAGAAAATATGAGCGACAAAAAACAGACAGCAGTTCAATGGCTATTAGAACAATGGCCTATTCTTCAATCACAGTTACCATCATCTATTATTGATGAAGCACTACAAATGGAACAAGAGCAGATAGTTGATGCACACTTAACAGGTCTAATTTATACGTTAGAAATTGAAGGAAGTAAACAAGCAGAAAGATACTACAACGAAACATACGGAGGTAAAGATGAAAACTGAAATTACAAAAGATGAATTAGAAAAGGTAAAAGTGTTGAATCTGTTAATGTGGTTACAAGCGTCCATTTACGCAGGCGATGAATGCGAACCAATCAAATGGTTCTACAATCATCAAACGAAAATGTTATTGAAACGACTGAACGACATCATCCAGCGTGAACACGGCAAGACAATAACCGCGTTGTGGAATGCGGATGGCGCAATACTGCCCGACATAACTCAACAGATTGATGATTTTACTTATGAAATGTCAACCTATGGATATTGGATGCTGCCCGAATTAACCGAATTTATCCGTAAACAAAAAGATGTTCAACCTAAATTAGAAGTAAAATGAATATAACACATGACTTTGAACACTGCCAAAGTGATATTTACAAAGAAGTAATTACCGATCTCATTGCACGTGAAAAGATGGGACGAATGAAGTACGGTGTAACTGTGGACAAAGCGAATTTAAGCGAACAAGAATGGTTAAATCATGCGTATGAGGAAGCACTCGACTTCGCTATTTACTTAAAACGTATAATGTCGTTAAAAAGATAGCGTTCAAACTAACCGAATAAAGAGTGGCTCTGCGCCACTTTTTTTTTGATTGAATATTTCGTTCATTAACTTGTCTTATATCGTTCAATTCGCGCTCAATTTGTGCAATATATGACACATTAAGCTCATTTATCTTGGTTAACGCCTGATTTTCTTGACATAACTTTTGATTGTCTATAATCAAATAATTCAGTTGAGTAACTCCCAACACAATCAACCTTTTTTCTTTACTGATAGAATCCAGCGCGCTCGTAATCGCGTAGCTTTTGTATTGCCTTTGTGTATGCGCTATCAATGGAAATAGAATCATACAAATAAATAGTATCAACTTCCTTTTCATAAATCGTCTTTAGTTTAATTCGTTCCTTTTGTATGGTATCAATTCGTGCTTTCAGAACTACAACCGTATCTGAGTTGGTTACAATTTGTAACCGATTGGAATTGCATGAATTTTTCCCAACAATAAATGCCATAACCAACCCAACAACAAACGCAATGTATTTAATAAATTGCTCCTTCATGTATGCGGTAGTTTTTAACATGAAATGCTTTGTTAATTCCTCGCGTAATGATGGCGAACCCATGATTGTACTTTGAGTATGGATTGTAATCAGGTGACAATTCAGATAAACAACCAACACCCCAACAGGTTATTACCTTTCCATTTACATCGCGTTCAGTATGTTCCGCAGTTTGGTGATGATGGCCGCACATCGCGTTCGCTTTTGTCTTTAAAAACAACCCACGCGCCACGTTTACAGATGGAAGAAATTGCTTTCCAAATTCGTGACCATGAAATATAGACAATCCCCCAATGTTTAATTTGCTCTTTCCATCTAGCCATTTAATGTTGTGCTTATCGCAATGGGTTAGCGTTGGAAAATCAAACGCATCAATGTCGAATAGTTCTGGTGCTTTAACACGCATATAACGCCAGTATCGTTCTTCGTGGTTTCCTTCTTTGTAAACTATCTCCGCGTTTGGAAATTGGCCACGTAATTCACTCAAAAAACTGCGCATTGCATACAACTCATCCTTGAACTTTCTTTTCTTTGGATCCTTTACAAAATCGCTAATCATGTGGCAGTCGAGCGCATCACCATTTAAAATCACTGTATCAACTTCCTCATCAATTCCTGTTTGGATTGCAACGCTCAACGCGTCAATGTCGTGGTATGGGATATGAATGTCGGATAAGATTAAAACCTTCTGACCTTTGATATCAAAATGCTTCCTTCCTTTCGCATACGACTTCGGTAAATTGAATGGAGTGCGTGACCTTTCTTTGTCCATTACAAATTCTCTTTTACTACCCAAATCTTTTCTGCTTTGCACTCCTTTCTTGCCTTCGATGTAACGCAATACTGATCGCGCTTCTTCAACACTTAAAAAAGTTTCGAAATGTTCTTTAGCTAATTTCTTTGCGAGTGTTAGCGTTGGAGCGTCCGGAAATCTACTTCTCAACTCACGCGCTAATTCAGTTTTTGTTGGTTGTTTTGTCATATTTAAAAAGGTCTGTAAATAGTTTTCCCACCGCTTTTTATCGCTCGTAGTATTTGTTTTCTATTTACTCCTTTGTTGTAACTCACATGAACCCAGTCAGGATTATTTTCTGTACCAAATTCCCAAATGAGTTGATCAAATGTACAATTGTTTTTTATGTATTCAAAAATCGCTTTGTTACTTACACCGCCAAACAAATCGCCATCAATATCGAGTGCCTTTCCCTCCATGTGCTGCGATGCTTTAGCACCACCAATGCGTTGATTTAATTCAACCGATCTGAATCCACTGCTAATCCCAATTGGTTTACCAAAATGTTCACGAACTTTATCAAATACTTCCGTACATACCAATTTCAAATTGGCAACCTGCTCAGCATTTGGAATGTTTGGAATTTGAAGTACACTCGCTTGATTGCTTTTAATGACTTCTTGGAGCGTGGTGTATTTACTTAACTGGCTCATCGTTCATGATGTCTTTTATATCCTCGTTTTTCCTACCTACTAACGTCTTTATCTTACCCCACAAATCCTTTCCTGTAACCGCTTCAATGGATTCAACAATTGATTTAAACTCAATCACAGCTACCACCGTTGCAATTAATTTAGTAATGGGGATTAACTGATCGATGATGTAGGTTTCAATTAAAAATCCACTAACGATAGCGAGTTGATACAATAGCATTTTTGTTACGCTATCGCTCATTCTGCGTGAACGGATTTTGATGCCTAACTTTATTGCTTTCCAAATACCCACGACCATATCCGCGCCAACTAAAAAACCAATGGTAATCATTAGTTCTTTGATAGGAAGGAATATCGTTACTAACGCGAGTAGCCAATATTTTGTTTTTAAAAACAACAACTCCTTCATCATTTCTTTGCCTCGTATTGTTTTTTTAGATATTGCTTTAACAACTTTTCGTATTGCTTTTTTCTATTCAATACGATGGTGGCAGAAAATCTTTTATTGTCCATCTTAATCGGTTATGTCTGTATGAATCGCTTATCAAAAAACTACTCTTTCCGTATGGGTTTCTGTCGGGTGAAATGTCATTGTTGGTGTTCGATGTGTATTCGGGAAACAATGAACTATTATAGCACAAATATTGCACCAAACGATTGGTATAATAACGAGCGTTATCACGTGCAGCTTCCTTCAATGATTCCATTTCGCCCTTTGTAACTGGCGTTGTATCTTCACTTTGTCTGCTAACAAGATTTCCATTGTCATGCTTGTATAAAAGTGATGGATACAACTCAACCATTGTCCACCACAATAACGACTTTAACACGTAATCGTTAAGCAATGTTTCATAATCGCCCGACAATGTACCTGCGCTAACATCCGATTTGATTCTATTCATTAAATCAGTACCCAAATAATTGGTTATTTGCTTATCCTGCGCCAAATAAATGGCAGGTCTGATAATGTTTGGATCAACAGCGTCTGTGATAGCTGTGTATTTCTTTAGATAATCTTCAGTGATTAATAATATTTCGGGTTGTATTGCCATTTTATTCTATTTTATTTGATTCCAAAACGTGGATTGTCGGGTAAAAATCCATTATAGGGCATATCTT